ATACAAGACGAGTAATGAGGGTCTCCCGCAAAGTAGCCATCTATTAGAAAACTCCCATAACAGACTTTGAGGATAACCCTCATTGCCTTCATTGTATTAAGAGTGGTATCATAAGATATCATTCTTAATATTTTTTTACCCTTTTAGCAGATATCATTCCAATCTTACTGCGTTGTATATGGGACGATAGGCTTCTAACATATCTTCTGCTGAGCCATCAAAATCCGGCTTAAAAGGTGTAGGCTCGTTTAGCCGTTTCATCTCATATTTGCGTTTAGCATTAGGTTTATTCATAGCGACCGCTTTGTTTAGCCACGCCATTACCCTTATGTCGTATAGGGGGTCATCTGCTAATAGTCCCGCTATGTTCTGGATTGCCGGGTCTAATAGTCTGTTATCACGAACTTCGTTCATCGTGGTTTTATTGGTAGTCAGATTGTTGTAGTTAAGAAATGATACAAGTTGGCTCGGGTGGCTATAATACTTAAATAGGTTTTTCCAGTGATGACCCTCTGGTAGAGCCTCAAATAACTGTCTCTGGGAGTTCATAGCATCTGAAAGGGGCTTGGCTCTGCTCCTTGCTACTGTGAGATGACGGACTGGGTGTGGTGCTATATCATTAGCGGGAACGATATCATTCCCTACCATTCCAGCGTGGAAATAATCGTTTGGATTGACATTAAATGGTGCGTCTATGTTCGCAAAGGCGTTTGCGGGTGCTGGGTCGTCCATATATTCTGGTGTTAGAAATAATGATAGAGTTTGACTTTAAAACGGCGATTTTGTGATAGGATTTTTTGACCCCTAATGGTTTGGTTAGGTCTCCAGCCCATTTTTACCCGATTTTCGCATTCTCAATAGTTTGTATCATACTTTCAATCCGTTTCATCGCAGTGTCTATCATAGATGTTATGTCGTGGTTCTTTGACAACTCAAAAACGAGTTGAAGCAATGTGTGAAGTCCTAATAAAAGTTCTATTAGTCGTGCCGGATTTATTTTCGGCATCTATCATAAGATAGACATAAAAAACAGCAGTCGCTGTAAAAGCCCTTTTCCGATTTATTTCCGGATTTAAGGTTATACAATGAACGCCGACGCTCAGCCTCTCTACACTCACCCCACTGTTCCTATCACGCACTACACTGCCCCCACAGATTTCCAGTATCTGATGGACGCTGACCTATCAAGTGCCTCCAAGTGTCTCTCATTCATACTACACCTCATATCAACAACACCCGCAAATGCGGGAACTAAGAGATGTTGTGGTGATAGATGGGTAATAGACCCTACTCCTCGTAGTTATAGACTGGATATCACTTGGGGCTTCGTAGATGTTATGCTCTACACACGGGACTATGAGGTGATACTTATGTTAAGAGAGCGTCTGTGGAACGATGGTAGCCCATATTGGTGTGTTGAGTATGTTCGTATTAGACGGCTCAACTACCGCAAGTTAAAGGTGGGGGATAGGCATATGATGACCTACCACTACCAGCACGGAAATCACCAGAATGATACGGAACAATACAATGAGATGATATCTCACGAAAAATATAACATTGCCGTTATGAGACGGGTCAATAATCACTTTCACATATTAGGAAACTGGTGGTAATAGATAGGTGGTGATGAAAATCACTGCCGATTTTTTTTATATCTACTACTAACAGCACACGCTGTAGAGGGGGTCTGCCGATTTTATTTCAAATCCTACGGTATAACCCACGATGTCTCAGACCGACTTCTCCTTGACTGACTACCAAGCGATGCGTGATTTTGAGTTCTCTCTTACTACTGAGAAGTTCCAAGCCAGTCTCCCTACCTACTGTGAATGGAAGACGAAGATGATGGCGGACTATGTTGATGGTATTAAGAAGAAGCAACGGGAAGACCTCTGGAAAGCCAAGAATGATGAGTGGCGTGTTAAGAAAGACCAGACAGAAAGGGCATACTGCGATAATAGAAAACTGTTATACGCCTATATCAAGGAGAATGACGGTCTATTAGTGCGTGAGACTAACTTAGATACTATCGCAAAATACACAACCTATGGTTGGAAGACTAAGAGAACTACCAGAACTTGGTTAATGACATTTAAGAAAGATGAGCCTATCAATGAAGATGATATCAGAGATGGTAAGCGTGTGCCGATGGTATTAACAACCCCTAAGGCATCGTGTTGCGTATGCTTTGAAGATGATAACGCCAAGGAACTACTACCTTGCGGACACGATTTGTGTAGCACTTGTATTAGGAAGTTGAAGAACCGCTCAGACGACGGTGATGTATTCAACTGCCCTATGTGTCGCCAGAAGTCTAATATGAAGACTATCAGCGTCTCCAAGCGTTTAAAGTTCGTTGAGATACCCCATCTTGCGAAGAAGGAGAAGAAGGAGAAGAAGTAAGTTTCCTAATATCCTCTAACCTATTCCTATGGTCTTTTTGAATACATTTTGTATATTCAAAAGTTCTATATGCCGTATTGCCTCCCATTGTTAGGATATCTAATAGGTATCCACCCCACCCTCTGGGTTCTACCTTACATTTTAGCAGACTACTAATCTCTTCGTTCATTCTACATTCCTAATAGGTTTTATAATACAATGAGGGCAATGAGGGTTATCCGCTAAGTCTCCTAAGTGAAAATCTCCATCGCACGGGACTTAGCGGTTAGCCCTCATTACCCGTATTGTTCTGGTTCTTAATAGCCTCTAATATATGGAACAACTCGTATTTAGCGGGGTTATCCAGCACATACTTGATACCGTTCATTATGTTGTGTAAATCCATCTCTTGACCGTCTGATAGGTGAATGTTATTCACTTGAAGAGACCAGAGTGCGTGTGATATGGTTCTAAGCCAACGCTCTGAAACTACGAACTTCTTTGACATCTACATAGTAGGGTGAAAAAAGTGCCGGAAACCGGGAAAAATCTTAGACCAACCATTAGGTCAAAAAAATAGTGATAGAAAAACACCCCACCTTGACCCCACGAATGATAAACAAGCCTAATATATAAAATCGCCACCTTCTTCAGATGTTCCGAGGGTCGGCAAAGGAAGCAAGAAACTACCCACTTGGTGATGATGATATCAGAAACCTATTAGGAAACGATATCAAAATAATGACTTACGACCAACTAAAGGGGGTCAGAGACTGGCGTAAAATGTTTGACGCTAAAGGTCGTTGTATATTACTCTACCTAACAACGGGTCTCACTAACGGTCATTGGGTGTGTATGCTGAATAAGCCAGACCACATAGAGTTCTTTGACCCTTACGGCAAAAAGCCAGATGATATAGAAGAATATACAGACCCGGAAGTAGCAGAAGAGGCTGGTATCAATCGCCACTTTCTATTACCCTTGCTAAAGCAGAGCAAGAAGCCAGTATATTATAACACATATCCATTTCAAAAAGACCGTGGTGATGTCAGCACTTGTGGTAGGCATAGTGTTGTCCGTTGTCTCTACGCACCAAAATCGTTAGACGAGTATAAGAAGGTAATGGATAAGAGCGGTTTAGCACCAGATGACTTCGTGCTTGGTATCACATATGACAAAATAGGTAAATAAAAAATATGTCTTCAAGATATAGAATGCCCTTCTTCAGTAGTGTTGAAAGAGTAGGTGGAACTTCAGACGAAGCCGACCTTGTGTATTACAACGCTGATATCATTAACAATAATACTAATGATTTTGCTAATGGATACCCTCCCGGTAATGACCCTCAGATTAGGTTCAGTGAGACCCGTGATACATCTATTATCAGAGACGCATCACGATATGAGTTCAGTATAGTGCGTTTTCAAATGAATGGTGCTGGACTTGACTTACCCCTATTCATTCCCTCAATAAAACTCAATCAGCCTAATGTTAATCTAACAGAATACAGTTTAGCGATACAATATATTCAGACTTGGACTTTCACCAATGGTAATACATATCAGTTTAACATTGAACCGCTTGAAAGCGATATCATATTCAAACCAGAGACTGATAGCACACTATTAGCACCGATACCGGTATCTCCCGTTGAAACCCAAGACCTAACAACACGCTACTACTGGATTTATACCTATCAGTGGTGGGTGGATTTAGTCAATCTTGCTATATATGACCCCGCTAATCCTAATAGCACCACACACGCTATGGGAAAACTGGTAGAGGCATTCCGTGTTGATTGGGCGTTAAGAACTACTGACCCCTTTCCATTCAATGATGTTGGTGTTAATAATGTCAATCGTTTTATGACTGATGTCTTCACATATCCCCGTCTCACCTTTGACGCTAATACAAAGAAGTTTAGCCTTGCTGGTGATGTCCGTGCCTTTGGTGATAGAATACCGGCATCACCCGTCCCTCCGGTTGTCCTTCCCATCACTGACCCAAAACAGACGGGTCAGCCAGAGGGATATCTCTACTTCAATGCTAATCTATATGGTATGTTTAGCAGTTTCACATTTGTATTATATAACTATGGTCTCCAGACGCAAGTGCTTGATGGCTACTACGCTGAGGTTCAGTTCCCTAATAAGAACTATCAGAATGTGATTGACAATGCTACTGTCCTAACACCGCTAACAGTCCCGGATTATAACAAGCAAGTATATTGGATAGCGGAACAAGACTATGTATCAACATCTCAGTTATGGTCTCCGATAGCGTCTATTGTTTTCACAAGCACCCTATTACCCATTAAGACTGAAAGCACTGGTGAGCCTATTAGATTTGGAACAAGCAACATAGGGGCTAACACCGCTACGGCACAGAGTGCTTTCCAGCCTATCATTACGGATATAGGTATTGACTTGAGTGCTGATGGGGCTGAGGGTTATCGCCAGTTTATCTACTATGTTCCTACCTCAGAGTATCGTATGGCTTCGTTTGAGAAATCCAGACAAGAAATCCGCCAGATTGATATCCAAGTATGGTGGAAGAACCGTCTTGACAACCAACTCTATCCGGTTCAGATGTTTAACCTTTCCAGCGTTTCTATTAAGGTGATGTTCCGTAAGCGTCCGGCGGATTTACTTACCTCAATGTCTTAACAACCATTATAACTATTTTTTAGCGGATTTGCTAAATCCCATAAAAAATATCTCCTATCAGTATATAACAATGTCCTCTGATATCGTCAAGGAAGCAGTATTTGATGGTCGTATCATTCAGTCCCGCCCGAAGTTTGCCGTTGATAAGGGTGCGTTATCTATCACAAATGCTCCCTTCACGGCTATCTCTCAGACTGCCTCCCAGCACACATATAACATCTATGTGCCTTCCGAGAATGTGTTTGTTGATAGAGCCTTAGAGTGGTCTTCCACTTGCTTTACTAAATCCACCTTCACCACGACACCAGCCCTTCCCGCTGATACTGCGTTCCCAGTAGGTCTTGGTAATGGTCTTGCCCTTTGTGCCTTCCCGCTAAACTCCCTTTGCTCCACGATGACAACGACCATTAACGATACTACATCTGTTATCAACGCACAAGACGTCCAGCGTGAGGTTCTGCGTATGGTAGATTACAAGCACAACCGTCTCCAGAGAACTTGCCCGACAATGCTTGATAAGTATCAGTATAGCGGTGGTCTCAACTCTGCCTCACCCAACAACCCTAACCAGACTGTTAGCGTCCAGCAGACGGTTGATACGCTCCCCAACGGTGCTTTCAACTCTGTCTATTACACTGATAACAACGGCAATATCCTCAAGGATAACACCCCTAACTGGACTTACCAAGGCGTTGAGTATAAGGTAAAGGTTGTTGATGGTATGGACGAGTATCCTTCTTATGTTGTCCCAGCCCCAGTGGCTGAAATCCCCGCTGGTGGCTCATTCACGCTATTCCTTGCTTTCCGTAGCACGGAGAAACTGGTTCTCTCTCCCTTTGTATATTCCGATGTCAATGAGTGCGACACGGGTCTCTTCGGTATCAATAACATTCAGTTGATTATGAACTTACGCTCACCCGCTCGTGTATGGCGTTGGTCTCCCACAAAGGCACTTGCTGATAGTCTAACACCTCCCATCACAGAGTATCAGAATGTCGCCTTTAGCGGTTCTATTTTGAATACGCAGTTCCTAACACCTTCTCTTGAGGTCGCTCTCCCTCCTAAGTCAGTAGTGCCTTATATGGAGTTCCCCCGTTATATCACAAATATCCTTGAGCCTATTGAGGCTAAGGGTATTAAGCAACTCCAGTCTCAGACTATCACGCTACCACAGATACCCGACCTACTAATCATCTATGTGAAGCCTCTCCAAGTCCCCCAGAGTGCGAATGACCCCTATTCTCCCTACTACGGAGACTGGTATCTCCCTCCCGCCACTGGAAGCCTTGGTGATGGTCGTGTCAATCCCCTAAGCATTCAGTTTGACAACTTCTCTGGTCTCCTATCATCTCACACATCAGAGCAACTCTATGGTATGTCTATTCGTAATGGGCTTGAGATGGACTACCAGCAGTGGTCTGGTAGAGCCTTAGCGGGTGCTAATGGTGCTACAGTCCCTATGACTGGTGGCTTCCTTGTGCTAAAGCCCGGCACTGATATCACACTCCAGAGCGGACAAGCCCCTTCATTAGTCGGCAACTACACTCTCCAGTTCCAGTTATCAGTGTATAACCCCGCTCCATTCCCAGTGAATGCGTCTATGTATGTCATCACGGTTAATAGCGGGTTCTTTGAGAGTATCCGTGGCTCATCTCGTATCATCAAGGGTGTCCTCTCAGAGCAAGATATCATATCTGCTCCCCTTGCCCCAGTCGCCTCTCACGCTGAACTCAAGCGTGTGGTTGGTGGTAAGGGACTAATGGGAAGCCTTGGAAATATTCTATCCAAAGCCCGTGATGTCTATCACGCTACTAAACCCGCAGTCAGTGCTATGAAGGGTATGATGCCCGAGCAGATGCGTCAAGTGGCTGAGGCGGTAGGCTATGGTAATAGTGGTGGTAATAGCGGTGGTGTGTCTGGCGGTCGCTCTGGTGGTCGCAGTGGAGGTCGCAAGAGTATCGCAGACCGTATTATGTAAATGATACAATGAAGGCAATGAAGGTCTTCCGCTAAGTTTCTGCTAATGGCTTCCGGCTCTATACAAGGTTTTAGAATAACCCTCATTACCCATCTTAGATATTTATCCTATTATATTCGTTTCAAAAACGAACATAACGGCATAAAAAATATCTCCTATCAGTATATAACAATGTCCTTGTCGTCATTAGCCGGTAATGTCAATGTATTCGCTCCAGAGGCTCTAACATACGGAGGTGCTTGGTCGGCAACACAGACATATGTGCTTCACAATGTAGTTTTCGGCTCTAACAATGTAGCCTATGTCCTTGCCGTCGCTTCCAATCGTGGAACTGACCCTACTACTGCTCCCGCTCCCAGCCCTTGGGTAGTGTTTGGTTCTGCTACGCCCACACCCCCTACGCCCGGTGCTACTGCTCTTTCCCTTTCTCCTCTTGATGCTACTACCGGCTCTGGTGTATGGCTTGAGACCAGTGGTTATGCCGTTGGTAATGTAGTGCGTGATAACTCCGCTGGTGGATTTGGTGGTCTCTATGTCTGTAATACTGAGATTGTCGCTCCAGTAGCACCCGCAGTTCTTACTGCCCCTCACCTTAACCAGCCTACACCTTGGACGCCTATGTATGCGTTAGCATTAGCGACTGAGTTTGGAAGCGGTCTCAACCTCACACCTTCTGCTACTGGTGTAGCCCTTTCCACGGCACTAACGGCTGGTGCTGGTATTAACCTTACACCCAACGGTGCTAACAATACTATTGAGATTTCTGCCGTCAGTGCTGGTGCTGGTGGTCTTAAACTCATTGCTACTGGAACGGCACTCACTGCTAAGGTGGTTGGAGGCACACCCGTTGGTAATGTTCTAACTGTTCCCCTTCAGCAGTTTGACCTTGGGCTTACGGCGGGTAATACTTACCTCATCACGATGGTGTATGATGGTGGTGCTAATACAACTTGGACTGGCTCTTCGCCCGGTTCATCTATTACATCATCTCCCTTTATTTCTAACACGGCTACTGGTGCTGAGGACAGTCTCCCTTCTCTCTTTGGATACGGTCAGCAGAACACCTTCTCTGCCCCTACATCTGTATCAGCGGTTTCTAACGGCACTAACCCTCTCATTGACTTCCCTCCCCTCACATACCAAGTGTTCTACCCCGCTCTTGATGCTAATGTGTATCTCAATGTTGTGCTAAATGGTGGTGCTACTAATGCTACAGTCGCTAATGTGGCTTGGACTGAATACACGCCCGGCTGGAGGGTATGGCTCAGTGCTACTGACTTAGGAGCAACTCCCGCTTAAACTCTATCATAGCACTATCCCAAGTTATATTCACAGTAGGTTTTGATTTCGTTCTAACATCAGTATATGCTTCAGCGAATAACTCTGGTGTTGTAGTATTATTATATAATCCACAGAAGTCTGCTAAATGCCTATATATGCGAAGGGTAGGTTTTATTAACACGGAGTTATCATCATTCAAAAATGTTCTATATGCTCCTATGTCTAAGGTTATCTGTGGCTTACCCAGATACGCCATATCACAAGCCATAATACCCCAGCCTTCGCCATCTGAACTATTAACGCCATAATCAGCCGTATTATAAAATAGGTTGATTGTTTCGTCAGTGAGGTCTCCTCCTTGTATTACTCGGATATCATCTGGATTGACCTTCTCAACCGCCAACACGGCATCTAACATATAGAAGCCCTCTCGTTGTGTTATCATAATAAGTTTTCCCTCACCGCCCTTATCTTTGTATATCTTAAATGATTGTAATAGAAGGTCTAAGCGTTTTCTTGCGGTATTTGTATTTATTGATAGATAAACTGTCTCAGTATCACCTATATTAAGTTCTTTTCTCAATGCTAAACAATCTTCAATAGGTAAAGGCTTAGCATATACATTTGGTGCGTGGGTCATTACAATCTGAGGGAATGATACGGGCATTCTCCATTGTTCTGCGAATACGATATACTTCTCAACACCGAGACCAAAAAGATTACCTCCTTTATATACTTGGTCTAAGTAGCACCATATTCTATATGTATTTTGTGGTAGGGCTTCATTCAATCGCTTCATAACCATATTAGACCCATATACGATAGTAAGGTCTGGCTTAACAACTGATAGGTATTTATGTAGTTTATCTTGTCCTATTTGGCTTTCATCACCAATGGAAGCAACATAATCCCCTTTTAACCCTTCTATCTTAGGGCGACGAAATGTCTTGTGTTGTCTCCACCCAAAGAGATATACATCAAGGTTAGGCTCTTTAACAAGGCGTGAAAGGATTTCATATACGACAATAGCGTATCCTTTCACATCGTGATAGTGATTAGAAGCCCAGACAATCTTCATCTTATACTTAGTAATAATATTTAAAATGCCGGGATATTACGAACGGTCTAAGGGGTGTCTAAGGAGTTTATCGCTTCTTAACTCATCTATATATGCTCGTGGGACTGCCTTAGCATCTTTGGGGTCTGATTGACTGACTATGGGGTCAATGTGTGTGGGGATAGTAGGCATCGTGCTACCAGCATAGTCTCCAAAGCGACCAAGAGCCTCCATCTGGTAAGTCCATAGAAGTCTATTAGTTCTCCACACCTTATCCTTTATGACACGGATATATGCTTGTTTCATATCACCCACGACATATGCCGTATCAGCCTCAAGGCGGATAATCTCATCGTATAACTTGTGGATATCATTCACGATACCCTTTAACACATCAAGGTCTTTCAGCGTGGAAGTCTGCTTAGGCTCTGGTAGGCAATCCATTATATACTATGGAAACATATTAAATGCCGGGGACTTTTACCGCAGACCATAGTAGAACTTTTTTTGTGCTATATTCAAATATTGGTTTCATATTGTATTTAGTTAGCAACCTATGCTTTTCATCTATTGGTCTAAATCCACCTCTAAATAGCAATAGGTTGTAATCTCTCCCATCGCTACAGTTTGTTAATAGAATGTGCTTATACTTACCACAAGTAGTAGCCCAGTCTAAGAAATCCACGACTTCCTCATCAAGCCAGTGTTGTAGGATATCCTTC